CCCTCAGTGCTATGGTGTCGCCACCGGGTGTATATCTTGCAGGGGTAATCAATTCACCGTCTTCGGTGATTGGCTGCACATTCTTTTCTTCGGACTTGTAAGCCCACTTGGCAAGGTCTTCGATGTGTTTCATCTTGAACTTGGCAGCATTCCAATCGTCTATGTGGTCGAATGTCCAGCGTCCGGGCAATGCCTTCTGCTGAATTTCAAAGCCCATAAAGGTGAAAGTCTTGCCGTGCTTACTGGCTTCATCAATGGCAAGTGATTTGATTTGCTCTTTGGCGGCTTTGACCTGCGCCTCTAATTTGTGAAGGGCGCAATAGATTTCCAAGGGGTTGGCATTGCCTTCCTCAACTGCGAAAATCATGTCGGTGATGTCAGGTTGTATCATAGTATTATTTGCTTTTTAAAACGATTATTTCTTGAAAGTTCCCAGCGTTTACCCATTCAACAAGTTTGTCAAGTTTAGCATACGCCCAATCAGGGATAAATTTGCCGTCGGTTTCTATCATTACACGGGGGTAGGCATAAAGGCAACGACCTAAACCAAATTGAACGGCTGCGCGTTTCATTGCATCAGATATGCCGCCCTTCTCAGGTTCGATGTTGGTTTTGGATGCTCCGTCTTCTCGGTAAACGAATTTTTTGTCAATGGTTACGGATAGCCGGCAAATAAAGCCGTTAGCAATTTCTCTAAACTCCGATGTCCAGTTACTCGCCCCAAAGGCTTCATCAAAGCGTTCCATTACGCAACGATTGGTGATGTACGGCACGACAATGAGTTTGCCAGTGCTGGTTTGTTGTTGCACACGCCATTCGATTTCAGAGGCAGTAATTGGTTTTTTTAGTATGTCGTTCATAATGATGCAAAGATAGTGTAAAAAACTAAACTTCCAAATTATTTTTGAGAATTTTTTATTTGTTCAATCAATTCCGGTGTGTAAATCGCACACTTATACCCTTTGCGTTGGTATAGTTTGATTGTCCGTTCTACTTCTTCGGCCGGCACCGGGTAATAGTTGACATTGTTTGCAGCATTCCAATATACGAGGGTGATGTATAACATAGCGCAACCGCAATTCAGGGTGTGTTAATTTGTAGAAACTGCGGCTGCACGGCTGTTAGCAAAAATAAAATATGATAGAGATTACTGCCCATCCTATTGCTATTGTGCCAAGTATTGTTATTAGTGTTTCTAAAAATTGATTTTGTGGTTTCATATTTTACTATCTGCTAACAGCGTATATGTGAAATACGATATTAAGGTTTATATTTAATTTTAAAGTTTCTGCTATGCGTACTTAACATATACGCAAAACGTTATTCTGCCACAATCTCAAATGCCGTATCGATTACCAACTGATGCTTTGCAGGGAGATACTTGCTGTCATTTTTCAGCGCATCAAAAATCGTCTTGCGGCTAACCTTCCCTGCCAGTTGTTTGACCAGCATCTCGGTGTCGCCCTTCGCCCGATGCTTGATGAAGTGTTTTTGCTTTTGCGCGTAGGTCATAATGCTTCAATCTCCTTTTTTACTTGTTGCCAATAATAAAATTCTGTATATTCTGTCAATTCATTATTATTGAATTTACTATAAATGATTTTGTGTGAGTCTGAAAGTTTTAATACTTCATCAACTGCAATCAATGCGCATTCTTTGGCATGAAAAACATTTGTATAATATCCATCACCTCTTTCTTCTGTCCTAATTGCATAACAAAATTTATTAAACAATTCCTTTGCTTTATCTTTCGGTGTCATAATTCTTCTATCAATCGTTTTAAATACCATTCTGCCTTTTCCAAATCCGTTTTGCCTCCCTTGTTTTCGTACCTCCAAAGGTACTTAATCACATTACCCCTGAGATAGCCTTGAAATTGTTGCTCAGTCATTGCGGCTTTGATTGCTTCGATGCACTCAATGGGCGTGTCTTTGTAGTGGGCAGGGTTAACCAAGTCCTTTGTGGGGGCTTTCCAATCAAAGTTGCTCATCAGAAGGGTAAATCAAGATTGTCAAAATTTGAACTTGGTTTCGTTTCGCTAACCTCTTTGTTAGTTACATTTTTGTAAGCCTTCGCACCGCCAACATAGGTAGTGGGCTTCTTCGCCTCTCGTTCTTCTTTGCTTTGGCTCAGGGCGATGTAGTGGGTTTCCCCAAATTTGCCCTCAGATTTGCGTTCGCTGCAAATGAGTTTGATGTACTTTTTGCCATTTTTGGCGGTGGTGATTGCCTCGCTGGGCAGGTCGGATAAACAAATGTCGAGTATTAACATGGTGCAAATATAGTTTTTTTTACTTTAATTTCAAAATCAACGCCTCATTTATTTGGTTAAACTTTCGGCAATATTCCCGTTCCACATGGCAAAGGTCGTCAACTTTTCGGCAGGCGTGGATAACGGTGCTGTGGTCTCGCTGCGCTATGTTGGCAATTTTTGTCAAACTCAGGCCGCTGTATTGATACATCAGTTTAAACCATATATGCCTCAGGTTTACAACTTCGCCCTTTCTTGACCTTGATGCTATCATCGTGGGTAAAAAGTACGGGAAAACGCCCCCGATAGCCTCTTCGATTAACTCTTGCATTGAAGGTTGTGGGTTCTTTTCACCCAGCATTGTTTTGAGATAGTCGATATCCCGGTGCATTGCCTCAATGCAAAGTTTCAATTCGTCCACTTCTTCGTTCTTACGGCTGTAACGGGCAGCCATTGTTTGCCAATACTTCACCTCTTTTTTTAGGCGGTAAATCGTGGCAGTTTGGTTTTCATTTATTGTGTTCATACATATAGTCCGGTTGGTATGTGATAATTGAATTCGCACATTCCGACTTCACCCCAGTGCGAGAACTTAACCTTCTGCACATGGATTTCGACCGTGTTGTTTTTAAAATTCCGATAAACGGTTATGCCATTGTCGGTCTTGTTAAAGAAATTGGCACTCCCTGCGATGTCGTAAAGTGTCGGTATGTGGTAACTGCTATCTTCATTTTTTTGGATTTTGCGTGGGTGCGCCACGAGAAAGCAATGCACATTGTATTTCTCGCAAAAGTTCACAATCTTATCAAGGCTTTGCCCGATGTATTTAGTTTCGCTTTCGGTATATTGGTGTTCTAATTTGTTCCAAGCATCTATCACAAACCAATCAATGTTGTGGCGGTTTTTGAGTTCGGCAACCTTGGCGAAGATGCTGTCAAGTGTGTTGTCCTTTTCGGGCTTTATGAAAAAAATGTGCTTTTCTAATTCAATAACAGCGTCAAATACTTCCTCTTGGCTCATGCGGTCTCTGCCCATAAAAGGCCGTTGGGTAATCTTTCGCATCAGTTTGCTAATATGCAGTTCAGTCGGTCGGTTTTCGGGGCTGTAAAACCCACCTTTCCAGCCGTGTTTAATCATTAACTTCATCAGCACGAAATCCAAGAAGTCTGATTTGCCGTGGCCGGGTACGCCCGTAATCGTGGTTAAATATCCTTTGTGAAATGACAGCATTTTATCAAACTTGTCAACCCCGGTTTTCGCCCCGGCAGGCAGGCCGAAGTTGTAAAGGTTTTCGATTTCGGTCAAAAAGTCCGTAACCTTGAACACCCCCAGCATCGGGAACTCCGTGAAATTGTGGCTGGCTTCGCGCAGTGCAATCGCACCATTCAGCAGCAGGTATTCGTTGGCATCTTTGCACTCGGGATATACGATGTAATTACATTTGTCCTTGCCGAACCTGTCCGCAATCGCATTGCGTAGGTCAATGCCGGGTGCATCGTTATCAACTGCAATGTGTATTTTTTCGATGTGGTCAAAGCCGGGCATGAAGCGGTCGAAAAAAGTGAGGTTCGGTTGCGCGCCGTTTGGCACACTGATTACATTCTCAATCCCGGCTTCAATCAATGCGAGTGCATCCATTTCGCCCTCCACAATCCAAACCTCGGTAGCGTTGGTAAGGCAGTCGATGTTGTACGGAATAAGTTCTGCGCCTTTGTGCATCTTAAAATGTTTTGCGCCATCCCGGTACTTCACATTCTTTAACTGCCCAGACTCGAAGTAATTAAAACAGATGCAGTTTACTTCCTTGTTGAGCTGTGGCATGAATTCAATTTGCTCACTGATCTGCATTTTATTCAGTGTGGCAGCGGTGATCCGGCGGCCTTCAAACCATTTTAAAACCTTGTCGCTTAGTGCTGTGTTGTTTTGCCAAACGGGAACTTCATATTTGACTACCTCGGGGCGGTCAATAATTCCACCCTTCCACCCGCAATGATGACATATCCAAGCCTTTTTGTCAAGGTTAACGGATAGGCATCGGTCGGTTTTCTTTTTCCGGGTGTGGCTGCACTGAGGGCAAAGGGTTTGAACTTCACCTGCCGTTTTACCGGGTGGAATTTCGATATTGTAAAATGAATATACTGCCATTACATTACTAATCTACGCCTATGTTCGGGAATGAGTCCAGTCTTTGGTTCTTTTTGCAGCCAATTACGAGCAGTTAGGTACAGCGACTTGTATGTTTTATTCTGCGCATAGTTTTCTATTCTGCTCAAAATATTGTCTACCTGCTCAGGTAACCAACCTTCTGCCACGAGTTTATCAAATTCCGGCTGTGTAATTTTCAAATGGTCAAACTGCCTATATATATTTTCTTCATTCTTTTCATTCTTATTATTCTTATAATTCTTGTTTGTTGTCAGTTGTTTGTCAGTTGTTTGTCGTTTGTTTGTCGGTTGTGTGCCGTTTTGTTTGTCGTTTTCTTCTTCAACAACTTGATAACATTCATATTTACAAAGAGTTATAAGGGTAAATTTGTTTGTCGTTTTTACCTCAATTTCGCCAGTGTTTTGAAACTTTTTTAACAAAGTTCTGATTGAACGCTGTGAGATGCCCGTGTTTGCTGATAAGTTGGCTATTGATGTAATCAACTGGCCGCGCTTTACTTCATGCCCTTGCCACATTTTGTCTGCATGATTTGCTTTGAGCAAAACATAAATAAAGAGGTGTACGCATTCGGAATTACCGAACCACTGCCACTCAATAAATTTGCGATGTATTTTAACCCAGCCTGCCATGTCGTTGTAAAATGTGTTTGTACCTGATGACCTGCAAATCTAAGGAAAGCCGTTTCATTTTGTAAGCTTCCTTTGACATAGGGTTAATTTGTTGCCGTACTTCGAGCCGCCCAATTTCGGCAGCGAGTACATTGAGACACCTTTCGCAGATGTCAATGGGAATGTGTTTTAATTTTAACATAAACAAAACGCCCCACACTTTCCGATGTTCAACCCGGCCGGAAGATTGCGACCGCATCGTACTAATGTAGGGCGTTTGGTAAAGTTCTTTTTTCATCTTCTTTTCACGGCAGGGGGTTGAAGTCCTGATATTCCGATGTGCAATTATACCACAAAAAAATCAATTCTGCAAATTATTTTTAAAACTTTCGTGCAACTCCCATTCTTCGTTCAGCCGCCTTACTTCCATTTCGATTGCCCATTGCCAGCCTTGTTCCCACTGGTCATGTTCATTGCTGCCCGGATAATACGGGTTCAACCCTGAATGTTCGCCTTGCGAGAATAACCGCTGCGCTTCGTGTCCTTCCATTTCGTGTGTCATAGTGCTGCAAATGTAGTGTATAATTTTACATTGTGCAAACTTTCTGAATAATTTTTTTAAAAAAGTTAGATAAAATCGACAAAACTTTGTGAGTGCAAAAGCACACAAAGATATATCTTAAACACTTCGGCTATGACAGCAGCGATTTTATCCCGTGTGAATGCTGTGGAAGTCAGGCAGTTGACATTCACCACATCAAACCCCGTGGCATGGGTGGCAGTAAGTTTGCCGACCGCATAGAAAATTTGATGGCTGTGTGCCGCATTTGCCATACAAAATATGGAGATAACCAACAATGGCTCGAATACCTGCAACAGCGACACCAATTAAAACTTGACAAGGGATGACATTCTTAACGACCTTGCCCGAGCCAGTTGGTTACGGGAAGCCTGCCAAAACATCGGGGGCGACCTTGCCGACGACCTTTATCAGGAATTTTGGGTGGTCATTTGTTCCAAGTCCGATGAAGAAATCTGCAAAATTCATGCAGACGGCTTCCTTAAATGGTGGGCAATCAGGATTTTGGTTAGGCTTTACCACGGAAACGGTAAGCAAAGATTTTACCGGGACTTCCGTAAGCCCAGCGAAACCCTGCCGGACGACATAGAAGGTGAAGATGATGAGTACAACGAAGACGAATATCAGCGGCAACTGGGCGCACTCAACACCGCAAACGATATGTATTCCCGAGTGGCGAATGACCATGACCGGAGTGATTGGTATGTGGGTGTCTTGTGGGAACAATATGCCAAAGTCCGCAGCATTAAGCAGGTCGCCCGCGATAGCAAAATCAATTTCAGAGAAATCCAAAAAATAATCCAAGCAATGAA